CATCATAAGGGATAGGAGCATCAAGCCTGTAGTCGCGCTCGTAAGTTGACATTGTCTTGCCCTTGATTGTGTCCTCCATTTGTTCTTCCCAAATGCCGCCACTCAATCTTGTGTCAATTGCAATGTCTACTTCGTGTCCAGTAATGTTGCCTGTCTTAGTGTCGGTAAAATAGAGCCCGCCTGGCAATTGGACTGTAGCTCTTACCGCGTGAGTTCCACCTGGGAGTGTACGAATAACACCAGTGCTAGGCGGTGCAAGCATCTCAACGTTAACAACTTGTTCTGCTTCAATGTCAGAAAATCCGGGCATAGAATCTTGGTCAGGCGTTCCTACGAAGAAGAAGAAAGAAACATCTTCAAAGTTTGGGGAATCATCTTGGTTAATAATTGGAGTGTCGTCAAAGTACAAACTCTGTCCATCGTTTACTAGACCTTCAACTTCACCTTCAGAAATTACTTCTTGAACCTTAGCTACTGTACGCGAACGTAATGTATTGGGTGATTCAACTGGTGTTTGTTGATCGCCTGATTTATCACCACCATTATGCACCCTAATGCCTTCAGCAATGTAAGTGTGCTGAGGGTGTACTGATAGATTGTAAGAACAAAAATCTTTATCTTGACTTGCTAGTGAGCTAGTCTTGCGTCCAGTAATCTCTAGTGGCTCACCATTCATGTTGTACAAGAAACCACCAACACGTAAATCCTTCGCTTCAATAAACGGAGTCTCTTCATCATCTTGCCACATAGCGTGATTACCTGTGACCTCTAATACAGTTTCATCTGCTAGGGTAAATTTTATTATTGAATGTACTTGATCGTCTTTATCATGCTTATGTGTTTGACGAACGTAACCGTGTTCAATATTACCCTGAGCATCGTAAGCGATAACGATTGCTCCTGCTTTGATCTTCTCAATTGGCTTCCAGCCTCTAGCTGTAAAGATTTTAGTACCCGCAACGAAACAACCGCCACCAACAATGTCGCCGTCTGCGTTGAACAATCCAGTTTTAGCTTTTGCTGCTTGTAAACTAGTGTCTCTGTAATCTTCTGCGTAATAACGTTTACTCATTATCTCTGCGCCCTTCCTCCTCTACGTGGTCCATCACATTCGTCATAACGTCTGCGACAGCGTACATTGTAAGCTATTCTTTCTACATCGAATCCTGCTGAAATAATTACTGATCCAGCTTTGAATCGACCATAGACGAGGGGGACCGGCCCGCCTTGCTCGAATACATTCACTGCCCCGTTGAACACGAAACTAGGTTTTGAATCTGGCCTTTCGTTCTCTAGTGCTGCAACGTTTGGCGGAGCCATTAACAGTTGAGCAACACCACCAACAATCAATCCGATACCTACTTGATAGAGATAAGGGTGTTGAATTGTGTAGAAGTTAACAACAATCAAAATAACGCCTAAGATGATTTGTCCAAATCGACCAGAGCCTTCTGCTACTGGTGTAATGTGAATTTCATCTGCGTCCAAGAACATCGTAGCTGTCATTTCATCATGTACATAAGACTTCTCACCATCCTTAATACATAAGAACTCAAACGTACCGTTGCGCATAATTTCTCTGTACTCATTACCAAAGCGAGAAATTAGGCCGCGTGTAGCCATTACAGCACTATCTACTTCAAGCATGATAGGATCTTTGCTGAATTTCTCAGCTAGTTCACCGTGTAATGTAATTTCTTTCATGCTAAATCCTTATGTCGCGTGTACATTGCTATCTGTTTTTCCCATCGCCCTAAATGATCTTTCTTTGTAAAGCGTCCCTGTAACTGATGCCAAAACATTCCGTCATCTGTAACAACTCCACAATGGTTTACGTAATTAGACTGAATCTTAAACAAGACCACATCTCCATTACGTAACTCATCGTACTTAGTTGATCGGGACAACACTGTAAACCCTGCTGGCTCAATGTTATCAACAATCATGTTCTTGTTGTACCCATCCCAATTCATAGGTCTAGGGAAGCTAGGTACATCAATATCAAACTCTAACTTTAGGTAATCACCTATTAGAGTCAAACAATCATAAACATTATGAATGTACATCCTACCTTCAATTGGTGCTGGCTGTTTAAGACCAAACCAAAGAGGGGTAGTTACGTTCTCTCCTTCACAAGCTACAATGCCCCAGGGTACTGCTGTACTCTTTTGTCCTGCCATGTCTGCCATGCTAGGTGTGCGCTTGTCAAACGGTTGCATCGGTTCAGTAATAGTGTGACTATGCACAACTGCCTGAACTCCATGCTCTCTATCTAGATTAAAATACTCGCCCTTGCGAATTCTAAAATCATCTTCAGGTGTTTCATGCACATTCTCACAAGCAATGAACTTACTATTTACCACTAAGCCGCATCCCTCATCTGGATAACAAGCGAGGAAGTGTGCGTTCATTTCACCTAAGTTCTCAATAGTTTCCATTATCGTCCTCGGAACCTTACTTGGCTGACGCCTGGCGCATACAAGTTGCCTGTTGTATCGTCACGCAAGACTTGTCTACGAGGCAAACGAATGCCAGGTAAATCAAGTGCGCTACTTAATGTCCACTCTATCTGAATCTTATTGTGCGAAGTCTTCTGTTGAATGTAAAAGATGTCAGGTGGAAAGTGAGCGTTAGGATCAGCTTGTGGCTGATTGTCTAAGAACTGAATGTAAGTTCTCCAACGTGTAACCTTTGCTCCAACCAAATCACCTAGAGTTAGTACTGCGCCCAGTACAAACTTGTTTACATTACTCAGACGCAATGATGGTTGTGGTGGTGCTTGCGATGTTGCGTTCCACTCAAAGCCTTCTATCTCTACAGGAAAACGAATGTACTCTTCTCCCTGCCAGAAAACATTACTTACATCATATCCATGAGGAACAAACCTGAATACATCCCCACCCCCAATTACCGTTGTATCCACTTCAAAGAGTTCAATGTAACAACCTGGGGTGAGTGAAGTAGTTGTCTCTGCAAAGTTAGATCCGAACTGTGCTTCAACTAATGATGTTACAGTTGTTAATGATGCTAATGGTCTTGTTGCACCGAAGAAACCCGTAACTGTTGAGACTACTGGAACTAATGCGCGTAACGCACTGTCCTTCTTAAATGTTGGTGAGACAACTGTTGCTGATTCTGTAAGTGATCCGAAAAAGTCAACTAATCTTACAACATCAGAGGTTACTGTTGATGTTACTGCTAATGAGGTTACATAACCTCTATCACGTTGCAAGTCTGCTGTACTTGCTGAAACTGCTGCTATGGTTGTACTGTAAAGTACTGGTACGAGTATTTCAACAAATAATTCTGATGTTGCTGTTACTGTCGCTGCAAAGTAAACGTTTGTATCAAAAACATTACCCCAAACGTTACCAATTTTAATCATCGGTTCTGTGCCTGTTGAAGCAGTAGATTCAAACGCAGTAGCAATTGATCCTGGATCAATGTTAAACATTGAAGAAGCAGAAATGTCAGTACCATTAGTGTCGTAGATTTCTTGCTGGTTATTGTCGTGCGAGAATGTTGCTCCACCTAACTTGTAACCAACAGTCATAGCTACAAAGTGATCTGTAGGCTTTGTTAGACCAAGTGCAATGGTTGGGCCTGATGCCACAAATGTAGATGTAGTTGGATCAGGAACCTCTTGTTCAAGGTTCTTACCAGTACCACCACCAATAATAATTTCGTGGAATGTACCACCAGTACCAGTAACAGTTACTACTAGATCATAAAGCGCACCAGTAGTAGGTAGGTCTATGTTAAGCATGTAAAAATCAATTACATGTAATCTTGACCCACCTGTTGTGTGCGTCAATGCCTCGCTTTGAGTCATTGCTACACCATCGTAAGTACAAGTAACTGTTGGTAAGTTAGAAGACCTTACTGTTATGCCTACATAGAAACCACGATTAAGCGCAGGACCATTATCATCGTTCTCATCATTGTAGAACGACACTGTGAATGGTGAGACAGTAGCGGGATCGGTAAAGACGTAACTTCTAAAGTTATCATCCCAAATACAAGGTAATGGTCCAGTAGGCATTAGAGATCAAATATCCTTATTAAAGTAAATCCCACAGTGTAGATGTCGCCAGATTTCGCTTGTTCCCTTATTGAGCCTTCAGGATCAATGATCCATTTCTTCTCAGATAGATCGCCAGGTGCAGTCCATTCAACTACTTCACTCATTTGTACTTGCTCAATAAAGACCCACACAATGTTTCGCTCAGTTTGATTCAAGTTATCGTAAGTGATAGTCCACTTCTCTTTCTTCTTATTAATTCCATCACCAGCACGAAGCATGTAACCATCACCATACTGTGCTGTGAGAGTTGTGTAGTTAACTTCTTTCGATGCTGTTTGAGTTATCTTGTCTTGCTGTACTAATGCTACCATGTCTATTACCTAAATGATGTTACGTTAGCAGGATTAAGCATGTTGCCACTGCGTCCCTGATTTCTTAATTCGCCCTGTACTAATTGCTTAAGGTCGCGAGTAACAGCCTTACTAATCTTCTCTGCTTGCTCGGAACTTGTCTCACCCTTTTGTTCTTTAACAACAACATTGATTTGACCAACAGTTACACCAGATCCACCACCACCACCTAATGCATGATTAGGAATGATTCTAGATTGTGCTGCTGGCATTACTATCTCTGGGCCATGTTCACCAACTAGTGTTGCTTGACCTGGAGGCATGATTCCGCCTACTGCACCTGAAGCACCACCGAATCCTGTTGCTGCTTGAACTGCTTTAAGAATTGCCATTTGTATTAACAACTTAGCAATTTGTTTAAGCATTGAAACAGTCATTTCTCTGAAGTCAGCTTCACCGCTTACTGCCATCTCTGCAATGCCTTCAGCCATGCCTACAATAGCGTCTGACTTCATGTTCTTCATCTTAGCTTCTAAACTTGTAAGTTCATCTACTAATCCTGCAAATGGTCCGCCTTCCTCTTCAGCATCGCCTTCAGCCAACTTGAGAATTTCTGCTGCGTATTCCTCTGCTGTCATCTTGCCTTTAGCTAATAGTAGTTGAATCTCTTTAAGGTCTTCACGATGAACTGCGGCGAAGTCAGTAACAACTCCCCACTTAACTCCTAGGTCTTCTAGTTCTTCTGCTTGTTCCTTCTG